ATGCAATCTCAAGACACAAAATCAACATTCCCACACCTATCATGGCAGGGGTGCGAACTCCACTTCGACAGTTTGCTAGCTGTGTTCTTGTTGATGTTGATGACACCCTCGATAGCATCTTTTCTAGTGACATGGCGATTGGCAAGTATGTTGCTCAACGTGCAGGAATCGGTATCAACGCAGGTAGAATCCGTGGCATCAACAGTAAGATCAGAGGTGGTGAAGTACAACACACAGGTGTTGTCCCGTTCCTTAAAAAGTTTGAATCAACTGTACGATGTTGCACTCAAAATGGGATTCGTGGAGGTTCAGCCACAGTACACTTCCCAATCTGGCACATCGAAATCGAAGACATCCTAGTTCTTAAGAACAATAAGGGAACAGAAGACAACCGAGTGAGGAAACTTGATTACTCTATACAAATCTCAAAAATCTTTTATGAAAGATTTATCAAAAACGAAGACATCACACTCTTCAGCCCTAACGATGTTCCAGGTTTGTATGATGCTTTTGGCACTCCTGAGTTTGACGACATCTATGTGGGTTATGAACAAGATGGATCAATTCCGCGCAAGACTATCGGAGGTCAAGAATTATTTTTCGACCTCTTGAAAGAACGTGCCGAAACTGGTAGAATATACATCATGAACATTGACCATTGCAATTCTCACTCATCCTTTATGGATAAAGTTGAGATGAGCAATCTATGTCAAGAGATTACTCTGCCCACTAAACCTTTACAACACATTGATGATGAAAATGGTGAAATTGCTCTGTGCATCCTTTCTGCTATTAATATTGGTAAAATTAGGGATCTTGAAGATCTTGATGTTCTTTGTGATCTTGCTGTCAGGAGTCTTGATGAACTCATTGATTTTCAGGGATATCCCGTCAGAGCAGCAGAGATTGCTACAAGAGCACGTCGTTCGTTAGGTATTGGTTATATCGGACTGGCACACTACCTTGCCAAGCATGGGTATAGGTATGAAGATCCTGAGGCATGGAAGTCTGTCCACGATTTAACAGAGGCATTCCAATACTATCTTATTCAGGCAACTATTAATCTTGCGAAAGAAAAAGGTGCATGTGAATACAGTCATCGCACCAAGTATGGTAATGGAATTCTTCCAATAGATACATATAAGAATGAAGTAGATGAAATAGTTCCAAATGAGCTTCAGTACGATTGGGAGAGTCTTAGGGCACAAGTTAATCAATACGGAGTTAGGAACTCAACATTGTCCGCACAGATGCCTTCGGAGAGCAGTTCCGTTGTGTCAAACGCAACAAATGGAATTGAACCACCTAGAGGATACTTGTCCATTAAGAAGTCCAAAAAAGGACCTCTTAAGCAGATTGTTCCACAATATGGAACACTGAAGAACAATTACGATCTTCTTTGGGAAATGAGATCCAATAAAGGATACATTAATATTGTTGCCGTAATGCAAAAATTCTTTGACCAGGCAATTTCTGGTAACTGGAGTTACAATCCGGAACACTATCCCAATAATGAAATTCCAGTGTCTATTATGGCACAGGATCTATTAACTACATATAAGTATGGATGGAAGACATCCTACTATCAAAATACATATGACATCAAGACTGATGAAATGGATGATTCCAATGAGTCACTTGATAGTTTAATTTCTCAATTAGAAACCGCAGAGGAGGAAGACTGTGAGTCTTGTAAGATTTAAGACAAATAGCGAGGAGAGACCATTGGTCGATTCTATGACCGTGTTCAATGCAGAAGAGGTAGACACTAAAAAGCAACCAATGTTCTTTGGAAAACCATTAGGTATTCAAAGATACGATTCTTACAAGTATCCAATTTTTGATAAGTTGACGACTCAGCAGTTGGGATATTTCTGGAGACCAGAGGAAGTTTCTCTCCAGAAGGACCGTGCTGATTATCAGACACTACGTCCAGAACAAAAGCATATCTTTACTTCTAACTTGAAGTATCAGATTATGCTTGATTCGGTTCAGGGTCGTGGTCCTGGTATGGCATTTATCCCATATTGCTCTCTTCCTGAATTAGAGGCATGTATGGAGGTCTGGGGGTTCATGGAGATGATCCACAGTCGTTCATACACTCATATCATTAAGAACGTTTATTCAGACCCTTCAGATGTGTTTGACCACATTCTGAATGATGATCGCATTGTAGAACGTGCAATGAGTGTAACTGAAGCATATAATGACTTTATCAATGCAGCACATCATTATGATAGTAGTAATGATTGGCAACACGCATTAGAAGGAGTCGCTTATGCACAAGAATCAAGATATGAACTCAAACGCAAACTCTTCAAAGCAGTTGCGAATGTTAATATCCTTGAAGGTATTCGATTTTACGTATCATTTGCTTGCAGTTTTGCTTTTGGCGAACTCAAACTTATGGAAGGAAGTGCAAAGATCATCTCACTGATTGCCAGAGATGAGAATCAACACCTTGCCATTACTCAAAATATTCTGAAGAAGTGGAGAGAAGGTGATGATCCTGAGATGGCACAAATCTTCAAAGAAGAAGAGCAGTGGTTAATCAATACTTTTGAGAAAACTGTAAATCAAGAAAAACTTTGGGCAGAGTATCTGTTCAAGGATGGTTCGATGATTGGTCTCAATGATAAATTGCTTCAGCAATATGTAGAATGGATTGCCAATCGTAGAATGAAATCAATTGGACTGAAACCAATCTATGACGTACCCGCAAAGAATAACCCACTCCCCTGGACGGAACATTGGATTTCGTCGAAGGGTCTTCAAGTTGCTCCTCAAGAAACTGAGGTTGAGTCTTACATCGTCGGAGGAATCAAACAAGACGTTACCGAAGACACCTTTGCCGGATTTAGTCTCTGATTCATATGTGGCATATAGAGAAGCAGCAAAATCTGATGCTTTTCTATTTGGTGATTATGATGGGTATAAAGCATTTGAAGATTTAGATCAAGAGGATTCCTAAGGGGGGGTCCTTTTTTTATAAATATCCTTATAAAGGGTAATTTAGAATTAAAATGAAAGCTTTATCGCAGTCTGAATATGGTTTAATTAAAAGTTTATATCAGGATGTTTATTCTCCGGATATTGCCGAAAGCATTTTAGATGAATTTACTGATGAAGATCTTGATGATCTTACGGATGAATATATTGAAGAGCAAGTAACAGAATTTTTTGAAGAGTGCTTGGAAGAAGGACTGGATATTGACATTGTAGAGCAAACGATTTGTGAGTCTGTTGATACTGAGTTAGAAGTTCTTACTGAGAAAGTTGATCCTAACGAAATACAACGTAGAAGAGATCAGTCAAAAGATAGACTTGCTACTGGAAAAGCAATGAAGTCTGCGGCATCTAAACCTAAAGAAAGTTCAGGTGGGGACAGAGATGCTGGTGCAATGGCCAGAGCAAAACTCAAAGTATCTAAGCAAAAAGTTGGAAGTGCTTCTCCCGAAAAGAAAGCATCGGCACTCTCAAGAATCAAAGGTGCAGTCAAGAAAGTAGGTAAGGCAGCACAAGGTGGTGTAGGACTTGCTGCAAGAGCAGTAGGAACCGCACAAAGAGCAGGTAGTGCAGTCAAGAGTGCTGCTAAAAAAGGATATGAGAGAGGAAGACAAGGATCTGGTGGAAGTTCTTCTAGTTCTTCTTCTGATAGTGGAAGTTCTTCTAGTTCTTCTTCTGATAGTGGTAGTTCTTCATCATCTTCATCATCAGGCACTGGACCATCTTCCAGTTCTTCTAGTGGTGGTGGATCATCTTCTCCGGCACCTACGAAGAGAAAAGATGGTCTTCTGAAGAGAGGACTTAAGAAGGTCGTCAGAGGTATTAGTAAGGGTGTTTCTGCTGCTGCTGGTGCAGTTAAGGCAGGTGCCGATTCACTTACAGATAGAGCAAGGAAAGAAGACATGAATTACAACAAAGAGTTAGCAACAATCAAAGAACTTTATAGTCAAGTTTGTGATAATCAAAATGAAGAAGTTGAAGAGTATATTGATTTCCTTATTATTGAAGGATATGATTGCTCTGACCTTACCTGGAATGATATGTATGAGGAGTATGAATCTTTAGATGAAGGTTTACGTTCTGCAGTAAAGAGACTTCTTGGTGGGAAAAAGAAAGAAGAACCAGCAAAACCAATGAGTAGAGGTGACGAACTTCGTAAAAAGTATAATGTTGGTCCAGAAAGGTCTGATACTTCTGCTAAAGCTCAAATTCTTAAGAAGACCCGTGCAAAAGCAGAGAGTGATCAAAAAGAATTTGGTGGTTCACGTTATTCTAAAGGTGTTGCAGATAGATCAAAAGCAGCACATGAACGTCAATTGAAAGGTGGTTATAGTAAGTATGGTGCTGATGATGCGAGAGGCAGTGGTAACAAAGCACGCAAACGTGCCGCAGCTTTAACTAAAGAAGAACTTGAGCAGATTGATGAAATGGGTAAGAGTGACGATGGTGTCCGTAGTAGAATGAAAATTTCTGGCTATGAACCACCTACCAACTGGGATCCTGAAGCAAACAGAGGTAAAGGTGCTACCGTAAGTCCTAAGCAAGCAGAGAAGCGTCGTCGTAAGTCGCTTCGCCAAGAAGAACTCGAAGCAACCGGTCTCTTTACTGTGAAAGAGATTGAAGCACTTGTAGAGTCAGAGAATGTTGATGAAGCAATGAGTTCTTATGATCGCAATCGTAAGAGAGCAGCACAAAGAGCAGCAGACAGAAATGCTGCGAGAGCTGCTGGTAAGACTGGTGTAGTTCCTGGTGTTGGTTATGTAACTCCTAATAAGGAGAGAGAAACTTATACTGACGAGAAAGGAACCGTCCGTCATAAGTCTGGTGCTAAAAACGAGTAAGTAATATAAAACTTACATAATACTTTAGAGAGGACTTGACAGGTCCTCTTTTTTTATGTAGACTAGGTTTGTCCCCGTTAAAGATAAATAATAGCTCATAAGATACTATATCATGAGTTATGAGAATTCTTGGATATACAATAATGAACCTTTTGAGTCTGATGCTATTGGGAACTACTTTGGCTTTGTTTATCTCATTACCAATAAGTCAAACCAACGACAATACATTGGGCGAAAGTATTTTTGGTCGTTCAGAACCCCACCAGGAAAAAAGAGAAAAGTAAAACAAGAATCTGATTGGAAGAAGTATTATGGTTCTTGTCCTGAGTTAAAGGAAGATATAAAAAGATACGGCAAAGAGATCTTCAGTAGAGTAATACTAAGTCTTCATGAGAAGAAGGGAGATTGTAACTTTGAGGAGACCAAGCAGTTGTTTCTAAATAATGTGCTATCAGAGGCACTTGACAACGGAGCACCGGCATACTATAATAGCAACATTCTCGGCCGTTACATGCGGAAAGATTATGGAAACTTTGGAAAAAACCCTGCAGGTGACTCACGACTGGGCAGTTGATAGACTGCACATTCTCTGTGACATGAAGACAGATGATGTGCTAAGATCTGTAGAAGATGCTCATGCGATCCGGTCGGAGTTTGCCGAATGGTTAGACCCTAATAACGAGGATCATGAAATCTACTCACTCGAATATCTTGGAGACAATGATTAAATCACTTTTTGGAATTGGGGTTCTTGCAAGTGTAGTTGCAATCCCTTCCCCAGAACCTGAACAAATCAAAGCAAAATTAGAACCCGTAGAAGAATCTGTTATTGTAGAGAAGACTTGGAAATGTCCTAGTTGTACTCCCAATGAACAAGTTGTTCTAGCAGCACTACAAGAGCACACAAAGATCTCTGATCGTAATGCGCTTGCTACAATCATGGGAAACATTCAGCAAGAATCAAAGTTCATTGCTAATATCTGTGAAGGTGGTGCTCGTGTTTCTTACTTGGAATGTAAGGCTGGTGGATTTGGTTTAATTCAGTGGACTTCTATTGGACGTTATAAAGGTCTTGGAAATTTCTGTGTCAAATACAAATGCAATCCATCTTCTCTTGATGGACAAGTTCGTTGGATGATTAATGAACCTATCTTCCAACGTGTCCTTCCACAATTTGAGGGTGGTGGACAAACAGTATCTTATTACATGAGACCTGCATACTACTGGCTAGGATGGGGTATTAAAGGTAATAGAGAACTTTATGCATATGATTACACCAAAAAAATGGTATTAGCATGAAAGAAAAACCAAAAGTAGAATGTTTGATTGATGATTTAGAAGCACCATTATTTGAATGTGGGCCAGGACATTTTACTCAAGGATATGGTTCATTCGTAAGTGTTCCTGCTCCCAAGTATTTGAAAGATGATTCTTGGTTTGGTCCGGCAGTTTTATCTGATTCTCAAATGACTATTAGGGAAGCATATGAACATGCAGTATCTGACGGTCAATTGTTACCTGAAGATGATACGGTAGAACCAAAAGATATTCATGAGGTAATATATAATATTGCTACACGTAGTCAAAAAACAACAACTCAACTTAATCCCACTCCACAATTTGGAAGTGGTTCTGAAAATTTTCAGGAAGGTTGGCAATCCGGAACTGGTTTAGGACAATTTAGATGAAAAAAATTATTGCAAGTTTACTGGCATCTGCAGCATTAACTACTCCTGTTTTTGCAGATCCACTTAGAGATAGTGAATACTTCACTATGCATTCTATGGGGTGTATGCTTTTACAAGAGTGTATAGATGAAGTTGAGGAAATCACTAGTATTCTAGATGTGTCTAGTCAGTATTCTAATACTGATGCTTTTTATTCTGTTGCTACTGAATTTAACAGTATGCTTAGTTCCCTTAATATGATTGGGGTCAAAGTATTTTTAGCAGATCAAAAATATTTTCCTGTATCTCATAGGGGAGTTTATCATACTGTAGGTAATAACTTCTTCCTCAATAAAGCATTCATGGGTCGTCCGAGTGTATTGATGAGTGTGATGCGGCATGAAGGATGGCACGCGGCACAGGATTGTATGGCAGGAACGATTGATAATAGTTTGATTGCTATCATCAAACCTGAAGATGAGGTTCCTATGCTCTGGCGTGATATGGTAGAAAGTGCATATCCCGAAAATTCATGGCCATGGGAAAAGGAAGCAACATGGGCAGGTAAGACAGAAGGAATGACCTCTGATGCACTTGCGGCATGTGCTAATGGTAATATGTGG